ATCAGACCGGAGGCGCCTTGGAGATGCCTTCCAGCTTGAACAACCGACGACGGTTGCGGACGGTGGCGTTGCCGTAGGTGGTGATGAACGACACGCGGGCATCGAGCCCGGTGGCGACCGGATCACCAGCGACGGCGACGACTTCACCCGAAGCCGTACCCGACAGGTTCGGCGTGAACGCCGACTGCTTGAAGTTGCGGTCCTTGTGGATCACGAGGCCGACGTACTTCGAGTTGATGCCGTACATGGTCCCGGCCGGGCAGTCCGCATCCCACACGATCGGGATGTTCTCGAACAGCAGGTTGCGGAAGCCGAGGTTGGCCTTGTCGGTGTCGGTGTAGCGCACCTGCGGGGTGAGCGTCGACTCGTAGAAGGCGTACGTCGCCGAATCGGTGACGATGATGTCGGGGGTGTCGCCACCGCTGTCCGACACGGCGAGGATCGCGGTGCGGATCGCGGTTTCGAGACCGGCAGCATCGACGGCGCCGACAGTGGCGACATACGACTTCCACCACGCGTTGGTGGCGGGGTCGATCCCGCCCGCGATGGCGACGTCGTCGATCAGCGTGTCGAGCGAGTGCCAGTCGTTGGCGGGGGTCGCCGAGGCGTAGGTGCCGTACAGCATCCGGCTCAGCTTGTTGCGCAGCGTCATCTCGGCCTGCTCGATCTTCACGTCGAGCAGGTTGATGCGGGCGCTACGCCCCGAGTTCTGCGCTTCCTCCAAACCGGAGATGGCGATGGTCGCGTAGAACTGCTTCCACGGGAACTGCGCCGAGGTCAGCGTCTCTGACGGGACGACCGGGACGAGGTCCCATTCGCCGTAGGTATCGGCATTGCCTTCGGCGTAGAGCAAGGGCTCCACGATCGAGATGCCGCCATCTTCGATGCGAACACGGCCCGCGGAGAGCAGGTGTTCGAGAAGCGGGTGCTTCTTGAAGATGTTGTCCGTGAACTTGCCACGGACGTTGTGCATGGTGGACGACAGGAGTTCATCCCACGTCCCTGGGGTGTGCGCTGCAAGCGCCATCGGTTGTGCCCCTTCGGGTCAGGAACCGATCAGCGGTGCCGGGCCTCGACTTCGTCATAGGCTGCGGTGATCGCTTCTCGGTAGGTCGAGTACGACGGATTCGCAGGAGTACGCGATCCACCGTTCACGCCAGTTCCGTTGCCGACCACCGCGGAGGCTTGCGCCGCCGCCGCTTGCCGCTGGGCCTCAGTCTGTTGCTGTTGCGCTTGCTGTTCTGCTTGCGCTTGCTGCATCGCCTGGAACGCCATCGACTGGTACACCATCGGTAGATAGTCGATGCCCAATCCCATTTGCATGGTTTGGCCGACGACCGCCCTGACCTGATCCTGGTTCAACCCGTACTGCTGCTGCAGCCCGTACACCGCCCGACCCAACTGCTCGTCGGCTTCGCGCTGTGCGAATCGCTGTTCGAGTGCTTCGCGTGCGCGGCGCTCGACATGCAGTTCGCGTTCCAGGGGATCGTCGAACTCGGGCTCTTGATCCGCAACAGCGTCTCGCTGCTGCTGCGGTGTCAGACCGAGGTAATCCTCGACTGACATCTGGGCCCGGTTGGCGAGAATCTGGATCGTGAGACCCGGATTCTGAGTCATCGCTTGATGGAGTCGCAGCGCATCTTCATGCTCTCTGCGTTGTTCCGCGAGTTCTTGGCTGTGGCGTGTGAACGCCGCTTGCCGTTGGTATCCCTGTAGCGCTTCCGACAGCGGAACCGATATTTCCTCGCCATCGACTTTGACTTTGACGTGCCTATTGGCAATCGAATCGTCGAGTTCGAGATACTCGGGTGCTGCTGGTGTGGATGGTGTTTCGGACTGTTCTGGCGAGTACTCGGTTTGTCCGCTTTCAGCGGGACCGCCCTCTACCGGCGCCTCGAACGAGGCTGGTGCATCACTCACGAGTGCCCCTTTGGATTTGTTCGTGGTGTGAGCGGATCATAGCCACACACGAATCAGACCGGGGGCATTGCCTCCATTGGCGGTCCACCACCGGCCATCATTTCTTCTGGCGGCGGTCCTTGTCCTTGCGCCATCATCGCTGCCATCATCTCTGGCGGCATTGGTGGCATCGGCGGTGCGCCTTGCATTTCTGGCGGCGGTCCAGGCGGCATCGGTGGTGGGCCAGGCGGCTCACCACCGAGTTGCTGCAACGACTGATCGGCGCCTTCGGGCGGTGGCGGTGGCGGCGGTGTCTGCACGAAGCGGCTGGCGTCTTTGATGCCGAAGCCCTTCTGCAGCAACTCCGAATAGAGCGCGGGCATGTTGACGACACCGGCCTGCATGAACGGTGCCGAGACATCGACGATCTGCAGCGCCGATTGACGCCGGAACGTCTCGTTGCGAGGCTCGGTCGAACCGCCCTGCACTTCGAAGTCGAACTCGCCTTTGAGGCGGTCAGCATCGAAGTTGACCCAGCCCTTGACGGGCATCGTGACGATGCGAGCGACCTGTTCGCCGGTCGTGTACTGCTGCATCAGGCCGACGATGCGCTCACCGATTTCGGACAGGACGCCTTCCACCTTGGCGAGCCGGTCCTGGGCGCGCGCATTGGCGGCGTCTTGGATCATCGCCGCCTCGGTGGCGGTGCGCTTGATCTGCTGCTGCGGCTGACCGCGCTGGTAGTCGCTGACGCCTGAGACACGATCGAGGTCGTTGCTGATCATCGCCGACTGATCGAAGAACTCGGCGGGGGTGATGATCGCCGGGACGGGACGCATCGCCGACTCGGGGTCGGTATCGCCCTGGACGGGGATCATGATGTTGTCGCGGTCGGACTCCATCGCTTCGATGCCGTCCGTATCGAAACGGTCGCGGGCGTACAGCCACGCACGACGGAACTTCTTGCGGTAGTTGAACATCTGCGTGCGGGTCTCGTTCAACTCCAACTGCAGCGACTCGATCTGGCACACGTCGCCCATCGGGTAGAAGTGATCGGGAATCTCGTAGTTGCGCAGCATCACGAACGGATGCCCGAACGCGTACGGAATCTTGGTGGGCTTGATCAGGTAGCCGGGGTCGTCGTCGTCGTCGCTGCCGGTCAGCGCGAACGTGCAGACCTTGTTGCGGCGCAGGTCGTAGAACTCGATCACTTCGGCGAAGCGGATCGCGCCCTGGTCGGGCTTCTCGCTACCGTCGCGGGCGTCGCTGCTGTCGGAGTCCCAGCGTGACCACGACGAGCCACCGACACGCTTGCGCACCGAGGCCGAGTAGCGGCTGTCGACCTGCACGTCCTGCACGGGACGCCACGTCCGCTGCGCGATCCAGCGCATCTCTTTCGGGTGGCGAGCGTCGGGATCGACGAACATGTCGAACACGCTGATGCGCTCGATGAACGGGCGGTCGTCGTCGGTCTGCAGCATCTCCGACTCGACGTTGCCCTCTTTGTCCTCGCGGTCGTCGATGCCTTCTTCGGGCCCAGCCTCGGTCTCGGCCTGGGGCTGATCGACGTCGGCCGGTTTGATTTCCGGCGTCTTCGTCCAGCGGTATCCGGTCTTGATCCAGCCGTGGCCGACGAGCAGCCAATCGAGGATCGACAGACGGAACTCACGCTGGTAGTCGTAGGTGCGCCACAGCCAGTTCAGCACTTCTTCGGTGATGATCGCCGTGAAGCCACTCTCGGGGTTGCGGGCGTTGACGACGAAGCGCGGGTTGTTGATCGCCACGGCCGGGGCCATCACGTTGATCGTGGCGAAGATCATGTTGACGACGAGCGCGTCGGTGGACGGATCGCTGTCGAGATACCGGCCTTGATACAGGTCGATGTAGCGCTTCCAGGCGTTGTCGTAGTTGGTCGTCTTCGATGTGCGCCAGTTCTTCGATCGCTTCAACTCGTGGTGGTAGAAGCGCAGCAGTTCCGCCTGGGTCTTCACAACCGTTCCACGTCCGTCCTACGCGCCAACTCGCGCTCGTTGTCGGTGCCGAGATGTTCGCGCAGGTACTCGCCTTTGGTCTTGTGCCATCCGCCGTGGCCGACGAGCGCCCCGCCGCGGAAGGCGAAACCGACGCCTCTTACCCGACAACGGAAACACTCGTCATGCCCCGATTCGGCCTGCTTTCCGCAGGCACAGTTCACGTCACTCCGGTTTGCTGGTCGAGCCACGTCACGAGCGTGGCCCGATTCCTGTTGGCGCGCTCGCGGTCGAGCAAGTTCTGAATGATGTCGTCACGGAAGTCGTTGTTGGCGAGACCGTTGACGTACGCCTTGACGTCGTCGATGGTGCCATCGAGAACATCTTCCTGGGCGGCGGTCGATGTGAACACCAAAGCGTTCGACACCTGAGCGTCCGGGTTATGAACGGTGATGTCGTAGGACATCGCTGCGGTCGGTAGGAAGCTGCAAGTGATCGACGTGGGGCTGACGACGACGGTGTTCGTCATCGCGATCGCTCCAGTGTAGGCGACCGCGCCTGTCACGAACCCCGATCCGGTGATCGTGAGGGCTGCCTCCACGAAGACCACGCCCGTTGTGGGCGTCAGTGTCGTGAGCGCCAATCCCGCAGGAGCCGGGGGCGCAACCCCCGACTCCCATCCGTTCTGTCCCCAGGGCATCCCGTCGTCGGGGTAACCGCGGTAGTCACTTCGTTGCCCCGACCGTTGATGTCGCCCCGGTGCATGGGCCTTCTGCGTCTGCAAGAAGGTCTCTGCCATCACATCACTCGTCCTTGTTGTCTCCTGTGCGCTTGCGCGCGGCCTCGACCGGGTTCGCACCCTCGTTCAGCACCGCGTACTGCTCATCCTGTTGGTTGACACCTTCGCCTGCGCGGAAGGGATTCTCTTTGCCTACCTCGGGGCTGTCGGTGCTGTACACCTTGCCGTCGCCGCCGATCACTTCGCCTTCACGAAGATTGCCGGGACCGCGATCGCTGCCCGATTCCCTGTCGTTGTCCTTGGTCTTGCTCGTCATGGGATTATCTCCTGCCGTGATTGTGGCACGTTCATGTTCGCCGGACGGCGAACTTCCCTATTGGTTCCCGATCCTTGGTGATTGAACCTTTGCCCTTGTGGTTGATGACATCGTCGAACGACTGACCGAACGTCTGCTTCTGCCACCAGCCCAGACTCATCGGCGGCGGTTCGCGCTTGGGCTGGAACTCAGAGAACCACACGAACTTCAACATCTGCACCGCGATCGCGAGACTGATCACACGGTCATCGAACGGTGATCCCTGCATCTTGCC